GTATCTCTAACACTCGTAAGATGTTTGCAGCTAGGGTGAAGGAGATTCAGATGCAGGATAATCTGGATTTCAAGGCTGCACTCAACGTAGCTGCACAGAAGTATCCTGATCTTTACAAGGCGTATGTAAACGCCGTTCCTGTCAATACCAATACGCCTTCTGCATAGGGGGTGAAGATTAATGGCAACAGGGAATTTCGTTCTTGATAAGGGTTATGGCTGTGTTGCAGCCGTTACCAAGTTCAGAGCTGTGAAGTTCACTGGTAATACTGAGGAAGTCGGGCCTATTACTGGCATCGCAGACGATCCTATTGGTTGGTCGCAGGTTGGTGTTACTCTTGCTGAGGTTGCTAAGGGTAAAGGGCCGTCTGTTAGGCTTATCGGTATTACAGAAGCTGAGGCTTCTGGTGCAATTGCTGTTGGTGCTCGTTGCCAGCTTGAAGCTGACGGTCGTGTTAGTTCTATCGTAGGCGCAAGTGGTAAGCGTATTGTTGGTAGATGTGTTGGTCATGCTGCTGTCAACGCTGGTGATCGCATTTCGATGTTGATTTACCAGGGCAACGCTCTCGCTTAAGGGGGTGAAAAACAAGAATGTATGATCCCGGTACACTTTACGTCGATCCTATTCTAACTGAGTTCTCAGTTGGTTATCAGGATCAGGCGTTGTACGGTATCGAGTTGATGCCGCAAACTCCGGTTAGAACTAAGAGCGGTAGTTATCGCGTATTTGATCGTTCTAACTGGGTAGTGCATGAGTCTCGTCGTCAGCCTGGAACGGTTGCTAACGAGATCACCGGAGGTAAGTGGTCTAGTGACGTGTTTGAGGTCTTTGAACACTCACTACAGGCTCCGGTATGGGATGAGGAAAGACAAACTCTTACTTCTCAGGGTGGTCTTGCTGATCCTACGTTTGGTGGTTCTCTAACTATTAATCCTGAGGAAGATGCTACTGAGCTTGTTACTCGTTCGCTCCTGCTTGCACATGAAGCGAAGGTATCCGCACTTATTCGCAATAATGCTAACTATCCCGGCGGGAATACTGTAGCACTTACCGGCGCACAGCAATGGGATAACATCACATACGGTACGCCCGGTATCGCTACAACTGTTACCTCTGATCCTGTTAGCGACATTATGAAGGGTATGCGGCAGATTCGTACTGTTACGGGTCGTTGGCCGAATACTCTTGCTTTGCCTGCTTTGGGTCTACCGTTCATCGAGAATCATCCGCGTGTTGTTGATCGTTTCAAGAATTTCACACTCTCGAATCCTGACGCATTCAAGACGCTTACTGGTTTCGATGGTCGTATCATTCTTACCGATTCGATGTACAACTCTGCGAATAACATCGATGCTAACGCTGTTATGACTCAGTTCTGGGGCAAAGATGTGTGGATCGGACTTGTTGATCCTACTCCGGGTCAGCGCACTCTCACGTTTGGTAAAACGTTTGCTTGGATCTATCCTGATGGTAGCACACGTCCTACTGATCGTTGGCGTGAGGAGCCTCGTAAGTCTGATCTGGTTCGTGTTTCTTGGAACTATGATACAAAGATCGTTTCTGGTTCTGCTGGTTATCTCATCCAGACCGCATTCTCTGCTGGTTCTTTCTAAGGGGGTGAATAATGGCATACGCATGGTCTACGCTTACTGCTAGCGAGGCTGATGACAAGGGTAGACGTAAGACATTCCACCCTGGTGAGGAAGTCTCTGCTGGTGATCTTGGTATCGATGATGAGGATTTCGATGAGTTGCTCGCAAGTGGAGCAGTTCGTGAACAGGAATATCCTCTTACCGATCCTACTGATCCACGTTCACCTGTGGAGTTTGTAAGGGATCAACTGCGTGAAGCTGCTTCTGAGCAATTTATGCAGGCACTCCCTTTCGGTAGTGTTCCTCCTATTCAGGAAAAACCGCCTGGTTCAATGCCTACTGTGCCTATGTTTGATGAGCGGGCTAAGGAAGCTGTTGAGCTTACAGGGTTTGATCCTGATAAGCCTGCTGAGGAAGGTCAGGAGCCTGAGAAGTCTGAACATGATCAACAGGCTGAGGAAGCTGCTGCTAAGAAGGAACAGGATGATAAGGCAAAGGCTGAATCTGCTCAGGCAACTGGACAGACTCCTTCTGCTATCACTAATCCTGGTAATCCACCGCCTCTCCCTGGTAGCTAATGACTACTCCCTCGTCACAAATTCTAGCTAGCCTAGACGATATCAACGCTGAACTACCGTCTGATCCACCACCTGACGGTGTAGCGGCGGTTGTAGCTGCAACAGAAGATAATACTGATCTGTTGCAAATCAGTGTTGCTCGTATTGTGCGAGGATATCTCAGCAATACAGTCTCGCGTGAATTACTAATGAGCTGGTCGTCACCTGATGCGACGCCAGAAACCATTAGAGTAATCGCGGGTAAACTGATTGCGAGTCAGCTCTATTTCAATCAGACAGCTAAGACAAGTCTGATAATCGATCCCGATAGCTTCGCTCAGAAACGTTACGACGAAGCTATGGCTCTATTAAATCAGATCGTGGCTGGAACAATCATTATCGACGATCCCGGTACTGGTGAAGAAATTAATACCAGCGGTGAGTTGTCTGATCTTGATTTCTTCCCGATCGATGATGCAGATAGAGCTTTTACGCTTGGGATGCAGTTGTAATGCAATTCGCGTTTACAGATCACGGCGATTTGATGAACTTAACAAAGAAGCTCGAATATATGGGAAAACAGGCTCGTCATACAAGACCTGTGATGAGCCGAATTTCCCTAGATATGATGGAAATCGAGAAGAAAGTTTTTTCCAGTAATGGTAGACGTGGTGGAGGCTCGTGGGCTAAACTAAAAAACTCCACAGTGAGATGGAAAGGTAACGCGGCTATACTTAGAACCAGAGGCTCTCGTCCTGGTTACGATTCTGGAAAAGACTATCTGTTCAAATCGCTGACTGTTAAAGGAGCTAAGTACTCGGTTAATGTTGTTACAAACAACTCCGTGACGTTTGGTACTACACGTCCCGCTGCTGTTGTGCATCAAACCGGGTCTGTTAGAAATAATACACCAGCTAGACCGTTTATTAAATTCACCAAACTAGATCAATTACGTTGGGATCGTTGGGTTCTCGATCATGTAACGGAGAATTTCGGTGACAGACGCCGTTAGTCCAGTCTTTAAGCAGATCATCAATCCAGCGCATATCGAGCTGGCAACTACACAAGTGCTTAAGACTTGGTTTCCTACTTACATTCGAGAAGTAGAAAAGCAACTCGGACTTCCTGTGGGGGTTATTAAGGCCCCACTCAATTACACAAATAGAAATAGCTTCGATGCTTTGCCAGGTGAGCTGATTCCTAAATGTGTGGTTATTAGTCCAGGTCTTGCTGAAGTCCCAACAATGGATGGTGAAGGCTGGTATACTGCTGATTGGCAGCTAGGCGTAGGTGTTGCAACTGCTGGGCCTACGGAAGATAACGCTGTTGATCATGTGAAAATCTACGGCTCTGCTGCGAGAGTATGTGTTATGCAACAACTTGCAGCCAATGTTGATTTTATCGGTAACGTTCGGTGGGTCGGAGAAACTTATGATGATCTACCAATCGTTGACCAAATTCAACAGTATAGAGCCGCACAGGTTTTCTTTGTCGTTTCTTGTGACGGTGTTATGAATTCAAGAAGCGGCCCAGATGTACCTGATCACGAGCCTTATGAGTATGGTAAGGTTCAGCACGTCATTACGCAAGTTGATCTCATCAAAGAGGATATCGATCAATGACAAAACTGAGGTACGTTGGTACGTATGCTCGGGAGTTTCCAGGCCCGAACGATACTCGCGTAATGTATGGGCCTGGAGAATTTATCGAGGATGCAGATACAGAAGATGACGAGATTAAGAGCGCTATGGACGAAGGCGCTTTGATTGGTGAGGAACCTGTAACAGAGCGTGAAGGCTATGTCATTGAAAATAATGATCAGCCGCAAGAAAAGAAAAGTCAAGAAACAGGAAGTCAGGTTGAAGAAGGTGGTGATCATCTGTGAGTAGACCTGGCGTTGAAGTAAGTCTCCTGAATATTCCTGGCTCAAGCGGTTCAGTTCTTGATACAGGGACATTCTTTGTTGCTGGTTTGACTGAACGCGGCCCTACTAATCAGGCTTTTCCGGTTAATGGGCTTAGTGAGCTTGTAGAGAAATCTGGCAATAGAGTCAGCTACAGTCCTCTGTATGATACGCTTGAATTGTTCTTCCGCGAAGGTGGGGGTAGGGCGTATATTGCTCGCGTTGTCGGGCCTGCTGCAACTAGCGGTAGTCTTAACCTTATGGATGGTGCCGCTGCTGTAAGCCTAGTTGCTACTGCTAATGGGCCTGGTGCGTGGTCTAACCAGTATAAGGTTGCTGTAGCTGCTGGTAGTGTTGGCGGTACGTATCGTGTTCAAGTTTACGATACTACCAACGTTCTGCTTGAAGATTCTGGTGATCTTGTTGATCAAGGCTCCGCAGTTGCTTGGTCGGCTTATAGCGATTTCATCAGAATTACACTAGGTGCTAGTGCGTTGAATCCGGCTGTTGCTGCTGCAACTGTCCTACCTGCTGGTAATGATGATAGAGCGGCTGTTACCGATACCCAATGGCAGGCTGCTCTTGATAGAATTACTACTGATCTTGGGCCTGGACAAGTTGCTGCACCTGGTAGAACTACTACAACTGGTATGAATCAGCTAATCGCTCATGCAGAAGCTAGAAATCGTGTTGCACTTCTCGATATGCCGAACACTGGTACGGTCGCAACTTTGCTAGCAATCAACGTTCGTAGTAGATTCGCTGCTAAGTTTGCTCCGTGGGTATTTGTTCCCGGTCTATCGATAGGTACGACTAGGACAGTTCCTCCTTGTGGACTCATTGCCGGTCTTATCGCAAGAAATGATCCTACACTTGGAACCAATCGTCCTTCTGCTGGTGACGCTGGTATCAGCTTGTTTGCTACTGATCTTAGTCAGCCTAACTGGAATGACAGCGATCGCCAAACGCTTAACGCTGCTGGCGTGAATGTCATTCGTCGTCTTGCTGGTATCCGCGTTTATGGTTGGCGTTCTTGTGCCGATCCTGTTGCGGATATCAATTGGCTTCCGTTCAGCAATGCTCGTTTGTATACTGATATCTCATCTGAACTCGATGATGCAGCAGAATCGTATATGTTTGCAGAAATCGATGGTGTTGGTGGATCAGCGGTACGTGGACTTCACGATACGTGTGTCTCTGTTCTGAAGGATCACTATGATCGTGGTGAACTTTTCGGAGCTGCGCCTGAGGAAGCTTTCTTTGTTGATACAGGCCCGACTGTTAATACACCAGACACTATTCAGAATCTCGAACTCCATGCTGCCTGTTACGTAAGAATGGCTCCGTTTGCTGAATGGATCAAGATTCAGATTGTCAAATATCCGGTTACTCAGGTTCTTTAAGGGGGTGAGATAGTTGCCAGAGCTTTTCCCCGTTCGTCAAGATACTTGGGAAGTCTCACTTGAAATCTACAACAATGTCGGTAAGCTTGAACCGTGGGAAGTATGGGACAAGAAAACCGGCGGTGAAGTAGATTCTGAAGATGTTAAGTATTATCCTGGTGGTATGGCTGACCCTCTTTCACTGGGCGGCAGAGTTACCATCGGTAATATTACCTTGCAACGTATTTATCGCAAGGGACGTGACCACGACAAAGTAGCGAATCTTATGAGTTATGTTGGTAAGAATCGTTGCGTTGTTCATCAGAGGCCACTCAACAAGAATACTAAGGATGGTTTCACTACCGACGGATTCAGAGACACAGCAATCACGTATACTGGTGTTATCAAGCGTGTGCTTGTTCCTGAAGTTGATTCCGAAGCTAGTGGCGCATCACTTCTCGAAGTTGAAATCGCACCTGATGGTAGCGTGGCTGTTAGCTGATAATAACAACTCAGTCTTGAAGGAGAGAGCATGACTGATGATGAAGAAAACACGAAGGGTTTTGTTGAGCAGCCAGAGTTTGTGCCAGAAGGTGACAACGGTACAGGCGAATTTGATCCTGAGAATACCGTTGTCACCGCTGGTACACCTGTTTCGCTTGTAGACCTAATCAAAGCTGAACAACGCGAACTTGAAGAAGTTCGTGATGTTTACATTGCTGTGAAAGGTTACGAGCGTTCAGGACTACATATCCGTTATTTCCGTCCTCATAACGGTAAAGTTCTCGATGATATCGCTCGTCGAGTAGCGAGAGAACACAAAGATCAATACAATCGTAACTTGTTTACAAGTGTTGATACGATGATTGAGCTTTGTCAGGGCTTCTACGTTCAGACACCTGAAACTGGTGACGAATATGTAGAACTTGATCCACACATGAACGGTTATCCCATCAAGTTTGATTCTGCACTCGCGGAAGTTATTGGTGGAGAGGGTCTTAATGACTCTAGGGCCGTTCTATTTGCTCTTTTTGGTGATAACGAGTTCATGGTTCTTACTCACATGGAGAAGTTGAATCGGTGGCTGATGAATGCTAAAGCAGACGTCACTACTGAGATTTGGCAGAACATGGGGGAATGACGACGGAGGCAATTGAAGCTGCCTCCGAAATTGGAGTTATTGGTCTTGACCCTATTCTGTTTCTCACAACCAAAGATGAAACTCTCCGACAATTGATGATGCACGTATCAAAAAGAATTTACGACAAGCAGATAATCATAGACCGCAATAGGGCGGCTATGATTGCAGAAGCGGTAAGCAAGCTATTTAAAAAATAATGGGATTCGGACAACTATCAGAAACTGCAAGAGCTAGAGTCCTTCTGGAGCTTAAGGGCGCCGCTCAGTACGTTAGAGAGCTTGGTAAGGCTGCTATTGCTACTGAGCGGCTCGCTCTTGCTACGAAAGAGCAAGGTGACGCCGCTGCTATAACAAGTAAGAAAAATTTCATACTGTCACAGAGTATTTACACCCTGCGTAGATATACATTCTTTGGTACTCTGGCTCTAGTTGGTATGGGAATAGCCGCAGTTAAGATGGGTTTCCAGTATGATTCTGCTGTTCAAACAGCAAGAGTCGCCCTCACGAATCTACTTGGTGATCAACAGAAGGCGACTGATGCTGTTAAACAGATGTATCTGTATGCAGCTATAACGCCTTTTGAATTTACTGACGTTATTCTTGCGACCAGGCGCCTTATGCCTGGTTTTAATAATGATCTTACTGCTACTAGAAGCCTCCTGAGTGATGTAGGTAACTTGCTTGCTCGCGCAGGTGTGGCAACTGGCCCTGCTTTGCAAAGAGCGACTCTCGCATTTGCTCATATGATGAACGTTGGACACGTTACTGGTCGCTTCTTGCAGCAGTTGGCGCAGGATAA